CTCTTTTTTAGCAAACATGAAAAGATTTGAACATAATTTTAAAACCCAGTAGACCATGCTAACCACAACCCAAGTAATCACTCAGTATAATATAAGCAGAATAAAACTGCTTAGAATGGTTTTAAATGGTTGTATTCCGTATTATTTAAGAGATAGTAAGATTATATTTAAGCAGATCGAAATAGAGCCATTTTTATAGTAACACAGGAACCACCTAAACAAATGAAATTATTATGAACACAATAAAATGTGAATGTGGAGAATGCAAGGTTTGCAAAAAAAGAGAGGCAAGTAAACGGTATTATTTAAAAAGTGGAAAAGAAAGACAAAAAGAATATGTAAAAAAAAATAAAGAAAAAAATAAAGAATGGATGAAAAATTGGAGGTTAAGAAATCCTGAAAAATTTAAGGAAAATAAAAAAAAATCTATGTTTAAAAAAAAACAAAAGTATGCAGATATGACTAAAGAATGGAGAAAAAAAAATAAACAAAAAACAAAACAATTTGCTCATAATTATAGGTTAAATTTAGTTGATACTTATGTTAAGACATTGATTGTAAAAGCAACTAATATAAAATATAAATCTTTAGATAAACACTCAGAATTAATAAAATCATATCGTGAACAAATAAAAATTAAACGTTTAATTAAACAAAAAAAGGAGGAATTATGTCAGAACTAGAAAAAAAGAAAGTAGCAAGACCGGTAAATCAAAAGAGTATTTATGCAAGTTTTGCTGATTTGTATGAAAAATTAATGAATGATGAAGTACCAATTGAAAAAGCAGAATGTGCCGTACAAGCTCTAGCAGGTATGAACCGAACATTTGCTTTGGAAATTAAACTAGCAGAATTAAAAGGTATTACGGAAGCTAGAAAAATTGAGTTAAAACCATTTGGGGAGGACGATAAAACATGAATTATATAATACCCCCTGTAATCGAACTATACTGCGGTCGCCACGAGGGTATGCCTTTAATCGACTGCCCGAAATGCAACCGAACCGATGCGAATAAACACGCATTAATGCAGCGTAGGATTAAGGAAAAACGAGAGTATAATAAGAATAGTAAGTATTTACAGGTGTTGATTGATTTGGACTATAATAAACGGTTAAATGCTTGCAGCAACAGAGAGCTTGCTTTGACGTTTATTTGTCCTCTTAAACTATCCGATTTTTCTCATAATGATACTTGTCACAACATTGTACGGTGGTGCAAATTACATAATTGTTCAGCAAAAATGGTTGAGGTTAAAGGGACTTATGTTGCACCTGCTAAGGGATATAATGCAGGTGGAAATGAGGTGCGACTTGGAACTGGTTATTACAGGGCTTCTAATGCTGAAAAAGGTAACAGCGATACTGAGTGTGTAATTAATGGACAAACCTATTATATTGAGATAAAGAAAGGAAATGACAAGCAACGCCCCGATCAGATTACGTTTATGAATAAGGTTCAATCTGAGGGTAAAATATATAAGATAGTTCACAGTTTAGATGAATTCGTAGAGTTTTTCAAAATAATAAGTGAAAATAAATGATATGAAAAATAGAAATTTACCACATTCAGACAACTGGGCAACTCCTGCTTATATTTATGATCCGTTAAATGCCGAATTTAATTTTAATTTTGATCCATGTCCATTAAAACATGATATCACAAAATGGGATGGGCTAAATATAGATTGGGGATTTTGTAATTTCGTAAATCCTCCTTATTCAAAAGAATTAAAAACTCCATTTATTTTAAAGGGGATATCGGAATTTAAAAAGGGCAAAACAGTTGTAATGCTATTGCCTGTATCAACAAGTACAAAATTATTCCATGAAAAAATACTTGCAAATGTTACCGAACCCATAAGATTTTTTAAGGGCAGAATTAAATTTATCGGTTATAATACAAAAGGTGAATTAGTAAGCAATAAAAGCCCAATGCACGATAGTATGTTAGCAGTATTTAAACCTATCAAATGAGTAATATAAACTTTCATCATACAGACTGCATGACTTTTATGGCTAGTAAGCCTGATAAATGTTACGATTTGGCTATTGTTGACCCGCCTTATGGAATTGGGCAACCAAAACAAGGTAATTTAAAAGGTTATAATGGCAGAAAATCACTTGAAGAAAGGTTGCAAAAGAATAGATTAAACACTGGTGCAGGTAAATTGAAAGACAGGAAACTAAATACCTCAAATTGTGAATGGGATAATGAAATACCATCTGATGAATATTTTGCAGAATTGAAAAGGGTTTCTAAAAATCAAATAATTTGGGGAGGAAATTACTTTCCATTACCGCCAACACGATGTATTATAGTTTGGGATAAGGTGCAGCCGTGGGAAAATTTTAGCCAAGTTGAAATTGCATGGACTTCTTTTGACAGCCCTGCACAACTTTATAAATATGATAATAGAACTGGCGATAAAATACACCCGACCCAAAAACCGATTGATTTATACCGTTGGATTTTACAAAAATATGCAAAACCAAATGACAAAATTTTAGACACGCACGGCGGTAGCATGAGTATTGCAATTGCCTGTGATAAAGAAAATTTTGATTTTGATATTTGCGAAATCGACACCGATTATTTCAATGCAGGTGTTCACAGATACAATGAATATAAACGACAATTAACAATGAATTTCACATGACTTACTACACCCCTCCGAATACCAACGCATGACATTACAAGTCATAAACAAGCTAAATTCTCGCATACGCCGTAATAAGCTGAGGCAGATAGGCAAACTTAAAAAAGATTACCCGAATACGTGGTGGATGAGAATTGAATTATAAACCTAATAAATAAATAAGATGGAACAGCAATTACCCCCAATGCACCTAGCTTGCATGATTGATGAATCAAGACCTAATATGGCTCTTGTACAAATTAAAAACGGATGTGCTACCGCAACAAATGCACACATAATTGTTCGTGTTGATTTACGGATTAATACAACTTTTATAGAACAATTCCCCTGTCTTGAAGGAAAATATATTCACTCAGAAGTATGGAAGGATATACATAAATCTGATGCGATTGAGTTTGCGGAAGATGGAATAACTTGCCATAAAAATGGTATTGTAAAATATTTTGATTATGCTATTCCAAATGGCGAATTTTTCTCAATACAATCAATAATTGATGAAATAAAGATTAAAGGAGAAACGGAAATAAGATTAGTAACTTATACCCCTAAATTTATTGGTATAATTCAAAAAATATTTAATCAAAATGTTTTGAATTTTTCATTTACAGCGAATAATGGTGGTACTGTAGTTTTCCCTGATGAAAATTCAGGCATGATGGCAATACTTATGCCAGCATTTACCGAAGGTGTTAATCGTTATTTTGTATAATATTAAGGGGGTGAAAATCCCCCCTTTCTTACTCTCGCAACAAACGGCTTTCAGATACTATTTTATAATAGTTTTTTTCATATTAACAAATAGGTTAAATAGTATTGTAATAATGTGAAATAAATTTTTTTACTACAATTTAATAGTTTTACTTTGCTAATAAATAATACTAATATTTATGACTAATAAACAAAAGAAAAAAAGAAATGAGCAAATCCGATTAATTGTATCTGATGCTTTAAAGGGTAAAAAGACCGCAGCCGTTCATAAAACGGCTAAACAATTCAAATTGTCAGTAGGTCAGGTTTGGAATATAATTAAAGAAAAGGAGGTTGAATTATGACATTTCAAGAATTTAAATCAAAAATAATTGATAGGTGTAAAGTTAATGATGCTTGCGAGCCTGAGTTTAAAAAAGTATTGCAAAGTGAGAATTTTGCTAGTTTATTTTCTATTTTAAAAAACAATTTTCATTGGAGTTGTGAAAATAAAATATTAGATACTGAAATTTTGCAACAAGTTATTGAAGTTGCAAATGAAAATGATGTATGGGTTAATGTAAGTGTGAAATCGGGCTTTTTATTAGCATATGGCAACGCAACCGTTGAAGCATATGGCAACGCAACCGTTGAAGCATATGGCAACGCAACCGTTGAAGCATCTGACAACGCAACCGTTCGAGCATATGACAACGCAACCGTTCAAGCATATGACAACGCAACCGTTCAAGCATCTGACAACGCAACCGTTCAAGCATATGACAACGCAACCGTTCGAGCATATGGCAACGCAACCGTTGAAGCATATGGCAACGCAACCGTTCGAGCATATGGCAACGCAACCGTTGAAGCATCTGACAATGTTTATACAATATCTTATAATTTAAATGACCACAAACAATCTGAAAAATCTATTGTAAGATATTATTACACTAATGAGATCAGAATTTTAAAAGAAAACCAAAATTTAATAAAATTAATATGAAAGAAATCTTACGTGCAATGGACAATCGGGCAAAGTCACGATTAATCCATGCCCCAAGCAGCGAAGAAACCGCAGGGCAAAAAGTTATTGCAACCATTAAAAGTTGCGTAACAAGTGAACAACTGCAATCAGCTATCAAGCTGTGTTCTAATTTTTACCGGAAATATGGTAAGGTTGGAGCATTTGATATGTTGGTTGGTATGAAAAAAAAGGAGATTCAGTATGAATTACGATAGTATCACATTCGATTTAGAAAACAGCCCTGCAAGTCCGATAAATGATGTGTTTGAAGAGGAAGAACAGGAAGTTGATGAGGAATAGTTGGTAACTCAAAGATAGTCGCTGTTTTAATAGCTATTATCGACTGTTACCAACTGTTACGAAATAAATAAATTATAAACCTTAATAAATAAAAAAGATGGACACAAACCTAATAGAACCAACGGAAGAACAACCAATTGATTTATTTGCAACTCTTGGCGAAATGTTCAACCCTAAACCTGATGAATTATTTAATTTATCAGAATTTTTAGGGCATCAAATTACAAAACTTAATAACTTACAAGGAGATTATCAGATATGAAAACATACCGTATCTATACCCGAACAGGAAAATACAGAGAGGTAAAAGGCGAAGCAGTCCTAACAACTGATTCAGGAGTTTCAGTAATATACTTTGAAAAGGCAGCTAATAATAATTGCGTCGCAGCAGTAGTTCCGGCAAATCTTTTTATAATCGAACAAACGCAGCCATCAGCGATTAGTGGCGTAAATAAATAAATGAGAATATGATAATTGTAGATATTTGTTTAAGCGATATTCCTGCAAGTGCAAGGAATAAATCAGAAAAAAATAATAAATGGTATGCTAAAATTTGTGTAGCTCCGAAAAAGGAAATTGATAAGTTTGGAAATAGCCATTCCGTTTATATGAATCAAACGAAAGAGGAGCGAGAAGCTAAATCCGAAAAAGTTTATGTAGGTTCCGGTAAAGAATTAGTTTTTGAAAAGAAAACAGAAACTGTGGAAGCGAACGTGCAAAATGAAGATCCGGATGCATTGCCATTTTGATATTGTTAATAACTTTATGTTGTAAATTAAGAAAAGTAAACTATCTTTATGAAAAATTTAATACATAAGTATATGAATATTATAAAACATGAAGATGGTTTATTTGTTTCCGCAAAGGAAATTTATAAAGGATTAGGCATTAGAAAAGAATACGCTAACTGGGTAAAGCAAAGTTTTAAACGTGCTTTTATGGAAGCAGACAAAGACTATTTGCCCCAAAAGGCAGAAAGTACAGGTGGCAGACCTTCGAGAGATTATTTATTAACGGAAGATTCCGCTATAACTGTAATATTAATGTCAGGAGGACAATTTGCAAAACAATTAAGAGATCAATGTATTTTATTATTTAAGCAATATAGGGATGGATTATTATTTAATCCCGAACAAATATTTGCATTAATTGATATTAGCAAATCAATGACATTAATATCTATTCAAAAAGAAGTAGAAAAGAAACATTTTGATTTGCATAATAATAAATATGATTGGTATTCTTACAGGGCTACTTTGCTAGGATATGATACAAAACAAATTATTCAAGCTATGAGAGATGTAAATAAAAAACATCACTCAATAAAAACCTCTTTAATTCAACTTGACGCAAACGAACTTATCAGAACTGGGGTTATTGATTTATTAATTATACTTGGAAGAACTTCTGAATATGCAACAAGAGTAGGAGATACTTGTAAGGGTATTGCGCAAAAAATGAAACTTGGAAATATTATTTGGGATGACACCGTACCAAATCCATTAGGGATAAATAAAAGTGAAGTTACAGAACGCAAACAGTTATTTAACCAAAGTATTAAATCTTTAAAATAAACCAAAATGAAAAAAGAAGAAAAGACACTATTTGAAAGTAAGAACCTTCCGGCGCTGAATGATGAAATAAACTCATTGAAATCAGCGGAGCAATTTCAGACTTTATTAAATTCGCAGCCAAATAAAGCAGATTTAAAGACTAATAAATTTGCAAACAATGCAGAGTATATTCCTATTGGAGTTATCTGCAACCGTCTTGACGAAGTGTATTCAGGACTTTGGGAAACAACATCAACTATTAGTATCATTGTAAATGCAGTAGTTTGTAACCTTGATTTAAAAGTATTCCACCCTGTATTTAAAGTTTGGATTACTCGTAATGGTATTGGAGCAAGTGCAATTGAAGTTGAAAAAGGATCCGCGCCTACTGACTTTACAAAGGTAACTAGCAAAGCTATTGAGAAAGGAAGCCCGAAAGCAAAAAGCGAAGCATTGAAAAATGCAGCAAAAGATTTGGGGCAGTATTTCGGCAGGGGTTTAAACCGTGATGAAATAACCTACGAACCACTTTCAGAGCAACTCTCAGGAGCTGATACGGAGCTAGCAAATCGCTTACTTGTAACAAGCACTATTGAAAACAAAGAAGCATGGGAAACTGCTATTAAAAGAGCAAACCCAAAAGCATTAAAAAATATTATTACTAACCTCCAAAATAAACAAAAACATGATTAAAATTTAATTTTTTTTTAATGTTATATTTAAAATAATTGCTATCTTTGTTTCGCAGTTCGTTATGAAAAATATAAAAAATCCCATAGAGATTACATTGCCAAATGTGCAACTTCGCACAAACGGACTGCCTTTGTAGTTTTTATGGGTATTTTTATTTATGGAAAAAATTATAGGTATTTATAAAATTACAAGTCCCTCAGAAAAGATTTACATTGGGCAAAGTGTTGATATACATACAAGATGGTTAAAATATAAACGATTTTCTTGTGAAAAACAATATGCAATTTTAAACTCATTAAAAAAATACGGTGCAGAAAAACACAAATTTGAAATATTACAACAATGCAAAGTTGAACAACTCAATGATTTAGAGAAATACTATATTGATTTATATCAATGTTTTAATAATGAGTTTGGTTTAAATTTAAGAGATGGTGGTGGTAATAATACAATAATGTCAAAAGAGTCAATTGAGAAAAACAGACAGTCACAGTTGGGTAAAAAACAAAGTGAAGAAACAAAAATAAAAATAGGTTTATCTAATAAAGGTAAAAAAAGAACTAAAGAAACTAAAGAAAAATTAAGAGAAGCATTGAAAGGTAATAAAAATACACTTGGTAAAAAATGGACAAAAGAAAGACGAGAAAAAACTATAACAACAATGACAGGAAAGAAGCATAGTGAAGAAACCAAAGAGAAACAAAGACAAAAAAAATTAGGAAAAAAATTAACAAAAGAATCAATAATAAAAAGAGAAGAAACACGTAAAAAAAATGGCAATAATAAACGGGCAGAATCAACAAAAGAAAAAATGAGAATATTAATGACTGGCAGAAAACATACAGAAGAAACTAAACAGAAAATGAGAATTGCAAGAAAAGGCATAAGAATAACAAAAGGAATGAAATTATTAACCAATAAAGAAATACAGTTATGAAAATTAGTCAAAGTTTTTTAAAAAAATATTTAGAATATCTAAATGGGAATGTTTGTGGATTACAAGTAAAAAGTATGTATGTAACTTGCGATTATCCGCAAATAGAAGAAACTAGTGCTATAAAATGGGGCAACTATTGGCAGTTTGTAGCTGCCGGATTACTTGCAAAAAATGGAGTTATTCCGGTTGCTGAACTTTATAAAATTGGAGCTGAAAAAGGCAACCCAAAGCCTGAATTTAAACTACTCGAAAGGCATGGAGAAACTTTCAGAAATTGGATGAAGTCAATGAGTTTAACTATTTCAAAGGTTAATGAATACATTGAAAAAGGTAACTATTCCGGTGAACTTGACATTGATACAAACGAAAGTTATATTATTGATTTAAAAAGTAGTTCTTTTATTGGTAATAAATGGGAAACTTTCGGCTGGCACATTGATCGCTTTCGTTACGCAATGACATTACTTGAATCAGGCGAAATTGATAAGGCTCTGAATCATTGTCCGCATCTTATACAGGCGCTGCATTACTCAATGTTGCGTGGTAAAAATCTATTTATATTTTACGTAGTTAATCCAAAAAACGAAAGTGATATATTCGTTACTTCTCTGGCACTTGCTGACTTTGTACCGATGTATGAAATATGGTTAAGTACTCAAGAAGTATTAATAGAATCTGAAAGCTGGGATGCAAAGCCATGTATTGCAAATTGCTTTGATTGTCCGTTGACCTGTGAGTTTAAATCATTGCTTCCTGTTGTGGAGTATGTTTAATCCTCGCAGCCGGCAAATTATTAAGGAAAATGGGGCTTATGCAATGTTAGCAGGCGAAGAACGAGCGTACTGTTTTAATAGCTGCTAACGGTACTCAGATTGTAACAGTTTTAAACGAAATACTAATATGGAAAATAATATAGATAATGCTGATAATTTCTTATTAAAAAGAAATGATATAATAGGAGAACCAAGTTATCCAGAGAGAATGTTTTGGTCTGAATTACTTGTTGAATATGGAAAATTGTTACAATCTGATGTTATCGTTTCGTTGCCAAAAGAATGTTTAAGTTGCGGACTTGTTTATACATCAAATGTACCAAAAGGCTGTACTCAATGCGGACACCAACTTTGGCAATGAACGTATAACAAGTATATATACGTAACATACAAAAATTCATATCGCTAAAGTTAATTATCAATAAGTTACAACATGAAAAAACTATTATTCTTTAGCATATTTTTAACTTTCTTTTATTACGTATCATTTGATGTATATTTGAGATCGATTAAGAATAAGAAACCGCTAAGTCATAAAGAAATATTAATTATTAAAAAACAAAGATTATTAACCAATAAAAATAAATCAGAATTATGAGTGGAGCAATGGAATACAAAGGTAAAGTTTACGCAAAAATAGCAGGTAAGTATATTGATTGTACGCAGACTGTTGAGGAACTTGAAGCGGAGATCAAAAAATATAAAACAAAATACGAAAAATGCATCAAAGTGATTAAAAAATTTGATGCCGGAATTATTGGAATGTACGATTTGTAAGAATTAAAAAACTGTTACAGAAATGAAAACATTAAGTAAAACAACCATAGATTGGGCAGATGTCGTTTGGAATCCGACCGTAGGGTGTGATTTTGGCTGCAAATATTGCTATGCTGAAAAATTAAATCATAGATATAAATTTATTCCAAACTGGAAGGAACCTGTATTTTTTCCTGATAGATTAGATTTTAAAAAGGTAACGATGCCTAAAGCAAGAAATCATTTAGCGCAAAAATTAAGCCCTGACAAGCCTATTATTTTCGTTGGTTCAATGTCCGATATTGTGCAACCAAAGGTAAAACAAGAATGGATTAATCAAATAGTAAATGTAATACATCAGCATCAAGAAGCTAATTTTTATATTCTTACAAAACGCCCTGAATTATATCGCAAACTTGTAAGTTATTATTTTATGCCTAAAAATATAGTTTTTGGTACAACAATTACAAAACTATCAGAAATGAGCCGCTATCAGTTTTTATGTAAAATTCCGTCTGTAACAAAATTTATATCTTTAGAACCAATTTTAAGCCATTTTGAAGGCATTAGTTTTGATGGTGTGGATTTTATTATAATCGGCAAAGAAACAGGAAATCAAGCCAAAGAAATAGGTGCTACATGGGTACAATCGGTTAAACATCATACGATATTTTTTAAATCTAATTTATTATGACACAAAAAGAAATTGAAGACCGAGTACTTCGGGGAGTTGATTACAAAACTCCATTACCTGCCAGATTATCACAAAAAAATATGATAATAAACGTAGAGCAAAAGTATTTGAAAATAAATATGGTAAAATACAACCATTAAATAAAACAAAAATTCCTATTATAATGATGTATGAAGGGAATAGTATTCGATTAATTTTGCAATCTAAAATGAATGAGTAATGACTTTTAATTACAAACCTCTGCAAATTAAAAAGCCTGTTTATTTAAAGCAGCCTAAAATTATTAAAAAATACGTTTCTGACAAGTATTATATCAGACGTGTTATGATAGTTGAAAAATCGACCGCAAAACAAATAATTAATCCGATTAATTTTGATAAGAAAAGACCGTTTAATTCAATGGCAGAAATTGAAAGTTATCGAAAGAAATTGAAAGAAGATAACAGTATTAGTGAAAATTACAGTATTTATTTTATACTCGTAAATTAAATCAATGACACCATCAATAAATCAGAGAGTTTATTTTCTACACTGGGAAACCATTAAATCCGGTATAGTTAAAAATATATTTAAAAACAGAATTAATCTGGAAGTTGATTTTTTAGCACATAGTAATCTAACTTTAGATGAATCAAAAATATTCGACACAGTAGAAAATTTATTAAATAATCTTAGAAATAATTATGAAAATACTAAAATCATACGCTGACCAAGAAATGAGTAAGTCACTTAATTTATGCCTAGATTCAGGGATTAAATTTGGCTTTGATTATGCTGACAAATGTCATTATAACTATTCTGAACATGGATACGAATACGCTGATTTTTGGGAATATAATAAATCAATATTAACCCAACCTCGGGGCTGTGGTTATTGGTTATGGAAACCTAAAATAATACTTGATACTTTACTGATGCACGATGAAAACGACATTATAGTCTATGCTGATGCTGGCGTGGAATGGATTGAAAACCCTAATTATATTATTGATAGAATGACACAGGATATATTTATCTTTGGCAATATGTATCAACATTCGCACTGGTGTAAACGTGATGTATTTAAAAAAATGAATTGTGATTTTTCTCACTTTCACGAAAGTAAACAGGCTCAGGCTTCAGTAATATTTTTTAAGAATACAGAATTTTCTCGTAAATTTGTAAAAGAATGGTTAATGTGGTGTCAAATGCCTAATATGATTGATGACAGTCCTAGCGTATCAGAGAACCTACCTGAATTTAGAGAACACAGGCACGATCAGGCGATTTTAACTAACATGGCTTTAATGAATGATATTAAGCTGCATTATTGGGCTGCTAGGTATAATAACCAGTTTGATTACCCTCATAAAGAATTTTACCCGAATGATAATTATCCGATAATTTTTAACCATCATAGAAGGAGAAATAATGAATATTAGCATCTGTATACCAACTTATGAAATGTACGGAAAAGGCGTACAATATCTCAATGAATTGTTAGATTCAATCGAGATGCAAACTTTCAAAGATTATGAAATAATTGTATCAGATCATAGTAAGAATAATGACATTGAAACAACGTGTTCTCTGCGAAATAATGTAAAATATTTCAGGTTTGATAAAAAGTATGGCAACATTTCTGCTAACTTAAATAATGCAATTAATCAGACTCAGGGGGATATTATTAAACCGATGTTTCAGGATGATAAGTTTAAAGAAGATGATTTGCAATTTGATTTTTTAAATTATTTATTTTGTTGTACTGATTATAAATGGATGATTTATGACTCTTTAAATTTTGGAACTAAAAATGAATTATTTATTCCGAATAATCCATTAGACTTATACGAACTTGCACAGGGAAATAATACATACGGTTGCCCTTCTGCTGTTGCTTGGAGAAATTGCGATTTACGATTTGATGAAAATCTTATATGGTTAATGGATTGTGATTTTTACGTTCAATTAATTCAAAAATATAGAAGTCCATTAAATGTTAGCCAACCTGTTTTAATACGTGAACACCCCAATCAACTAACCCATCATATCACAGGTTCGCAAATTTTAATCGAAAGAGAATATCTTAGTTATAAATATAAACACTTGAAAAAATGATATACGGATATAAAAAATATAATGATCAATCAATTAAAATATTAATTCCTCATATAAATTCAGAGTGGGATTATGATTTTTTTAATTTAAAAACAAATGAATTTACAATTAGAGTTTTATATAGATTTTATTCTAAACATGAAAAAAATAGTACAATGTCACTTCAACATACATTTGAACCAGTACTTAATTAATTTATTATGATAACCTTCGCTAATCTCGGTCGCTACGGTCGCCTGTCAAATCAGATGTTTCAAATTGCCAGTACAATCGGAATAGCTATAAAAAATAATCTTGAATATGGTTTTCCGTTATGGATTAACCACGACCATAAGGATCGTTTTGGCAGTTCTGAGGACTGCGATATTTACAAGTATTTCAAAAATCCGTTGCCAAAATTAGAAGCTGGCAAATACAGAGAAATGCAAATTCACTGGGGTTATTATGATATTAAAGTACCTGACAAATGCAGCTTATCTGGTCACATGCAATCAGAAAAATACTTTGAACATTGCGCTGATTTGATAAGGCATTATTTTGAATTAAACGATACGTATTCAGAGTTTAATCCGCCCGAAAATTCAATTGCTATTCATGTTCGTAGGGGTGACTATGATGGAGATTATCATACGAGGTTGAGTAACGAGTATTATTGTAAGGCACTTGAAAATTTTTCAATTAATTCAAAAGTGTATATATTTTCAGATGATATAAATGAATGCAAAAAACTATTTTCATGGCTTGACGTTACGTACATTGACGGCAACCATTACATGAAAGATTTTGCCATGATGCAGAAATGTACTCATTTCATTATCGGAAATTCAACTTATTCATGGTGGGCTGCATGGCTTGGAAAACACCCTAATAAAAAAGTAATTGCGCCAAAGCAATGGTTTGGCAAAAAATGTGGACTCGAAACAAAAGATATTTACTGTAAAAATTGGAGGGTTGTATAATGAAATGGTATATGAAAACAAAACGTGTGAGAGGTGGACGTATAATCACCTTTAATAGATGGTGGGTACTTTATCAATTTTGTAAGGCGAAGGTAAAACGGATATTCCGATTTAACTATTAATCAAAAAGCCCCTGAAATAAATCAGAGGCTTCCCGAACCAATTAACAACTAAAATCACCACGAAAAAAAAGAAGAGATACAAATATAATTATTTTTTTATAATAAACAAAACTGAAAAAATAATTGCCTCTGCACTTAATCCCCAAAGATAATATTTCGCCTGTTTTTTTAACTTAAAATTATCAGTCTTGTAATTAATCAAAGATTGATTGATAGTTAAAATTTCTATATCCTTATTGCGAAGTACTGATGTTTGCCGTTCAATAATATCCTCTTTAATATTTAAAGCCTGTGTTTGCTCAATTCTAAACTGCTTACAATTTTCATACAATTGCAGATTTAAAGCAATATTTCGAGCCTGTGAAATTGAATAAAAGAAAAGTGTATCAGTACCTTCAATGCGTATATTTTGCGATAATACTGTCAAGGGCAACAGCATTATAAAAATAGATATTGCTACGAATATTTTTTTCATATTTAACAAGTTTAAAAATACTTTCTTTGCGAATAGAATCCTGTTTTTTTAATGCTTCAATTGTATCATTTAATATTGAGTTATTTTCATGTAAAATATTTAATTGAATAGATTGATCTTCAATAATATTTTCTTTGTTTGAAAAATCCAGACTAAAAAATATACAGGCTAAAAATAAAATTATAGCACCTAAAAAAGCAAAAGCTAAATCTCTCATGTACATTTTATTATATTTTAGTAAGTGTTGCCGTTCCTGCAATTCCCGCACAAATGAATATTGCATATTTACAAATTGTAATTAATATTTCAGGCATATTAAGTGCAAGACTTGTATCAATAGTAAGCATTGCAATAGCAGAAGCACCAATAATTAAAGCAGCTTTGCGAATACGTTTAAAATATTTCGGACTTTCTGATTTAAGTCTTTTTATTGTTTCATTCATAAACTTTTATTTATTAAAATTTTGCCGTCTTTCATTTCAAAAATAAATATCATATACGAGCCATATTTGTCGGTTTTATTAGTACTGTTATCTCTGCAATCTAAGTGAATACAAACATTTTCTATACCAAAACCTGTCACACCTATTGACCGTAATTTATCAATCAAAACAGAGCCTTTTCCGGTAGCATAATTTTCACATTCTGTTTTAAAATTTGATAGTAATTTATTTTTGTCTTTTATGCTGATAAAATCAATAGCTTTATTGACACGGTGAAATCCGAAAGTATCTGATGGTTTGGAAGTGGAAGTAATTATGATTTCTTTCTCGAACCAATCTCGTAAAATCTGAGCAGATTCAATTAAACATTTTGGAAAATCAAATTCATGCACAGGACTTGAAGCCCTGTAAAATTCAAGCATCGTAAAATTATTGCTGACTTTTTCATTTGAATTTATAATTTTCATTTCAAATTATTTTTTGTTCTGAATTTATGTTTTGCTTTTAATTTTAAATCTCTGTATTTTGCATATAAAGTAACAATCGCAACCGCTCCTGATAAAATATAAGCAATAATTTGAAAACACATTAAAATAAAATCTTTATTTTGAATCATAAAATCGGGTATCGTTCCTATAATTGCAGCCATTGAAGAAATCCACATCCCGATTTGTGGTCTGCAATTTAACAAAGTTAAAACATCATTCATTGTAATTTATTTTAACAAAACCATTCCATATTAGCAAAATTTTTCCATTGTTTCGATCCAGTTTTCTTGTAGTTTCTCAGCAGTATCAAGTTTGTGAAATAACTCTGAAATAACGGCAATTTCAATTTCGGAAAGTTCAATATTAACTCCTTTATCTTTTGTCGAATCCCATTGCAGATTTTGTCCGATTTGAACAATTTTTGCATCGGTTCTTTCTTTCAATGTTATTTCAAGTTTTTTTCTCAAATCCCGATTTAATAATAGAGTAACTTTACTGCCTTCCGTTGGTAAAATTTGACTGATAATAATACGGTCTGCAAATTTTAAAAACTTTCCTGTTGCTTCTTTTTTTACAACTTTCATATAAAATTTATTAATGTTTAACAATCAATTGCATTAGCAAAAATATTTGTTTCTACTGTTTCATAAACAGCCGGTATAGTTTCAATCGCTGGTATTGCTTCTGTTGTTTCAGTTGCTTCAACTGCATTAGTTCCTAGAATCTCTTTTGATTTCAATATTTTTTCAGGTACCGGAGTTTTAATAAACTCATAGGCTTCTTTCTTTGTAATTTCATCTTTTGGGATACAAAAAACAAATGTCTTTAGTTCATTTTGCAATGAATCATTGCGAGTTTTTTCGCTTGCATATAAAGATAATACAACATGAGTGTTACCCGTTTTTTTATTACTCTGCATATCTGTAATACAAAGATAATCGGCATCAATGCCTTTAAAATTAATTACTTTTTTTAGTGCCATAATTTTAGATTTTAGTTTTACAAATATAATTAATTTTATAATAATGTTACAGCTTGTTTTGAATCATTATGTACTACATAAAATAATTTCATTGACGTAGGTGTTAATGAAGTATTTACACTCAATTGAATAGTTACTTTATTTGTTCCTTCAAGTATTGTCCATGTATCATCTAAAGTCCCTACAGATACTGCTTTAGAATCTGTTACAGCCGTATCATCCGTTATTTGTTTTGTATAAACTCCTCCTTTATTTACAACAGAAAAAGTAACTTTCCCAGAATGTGTCTGCATATCCGTTCCGTCTGTTGCTTCAATTCCATATATAATATTTCCCGAAGCCATAGTCAATGTTGGCAATGCAATTTCAAATAAAGAAACTGCTACTCCGTCGGTTAAATTAACCTCAGAAGGTACTATAAATCGATCATCCTGAGAATTATCAGATGTTCCTGTTGTGGCTGCCCTGCGATTACTTTTAACAATATATGCAGCCATGCCTGTTCCGGTTGAAACACCAGGAATATTATAATATGTGCCTCCATTTTTATCAGTTGCTCCACTCGTTGCCCCGCCTGCATTTATAGTTAAATTATTACCTGATGTATTAGCCGTTGTGTGGCGTTCAAGTCCTATTGTTTTAGCAGTATTCCCCCCAAATGAAAGTGAATAAGTAGGTACTTGATTTGCAGAAGCTGTTGGCATAATTAATACTTTCCCATCACCCCAAAGAGAAAAAATTCCCGTTGCCCAATTCACAAATTCACAAACTTTTTTTCCTGTTGAAACTGATGTTCCTGATGTTCCTGATTTTGTTATACCTCTAAAAATAAAAGGTGCTAATAAATCTGAAGAAGTTTCAGTAACTAAAACACCTGAGATTCTTACTCCCATATTTGCTGCAATTGTGGCACTGGAGTTCATTCCTAAAATTTCTAATCCTCCACCAGTTGCATCTATTCCCTGCATAACAGATATGCATGACGTTGGAGCAAAAGTTGTAATCCCATGTGCAACAGCAGAATTATACATTAAAAAACCATTTGTTGGTTGATAAGCTACTGTATTTACTTGCAATTCAAGATTTCCATTTGTAGGAGTTCTGTTTATTCCAAATCTTGAATTTGTTGTATCAAATGTTGCAACAACTGTAGTACCATTATTTTTAACAATTTTTAATGCTGTTGTACCGTCAGCTACTGGCTTCCATACAGGAAAAGTTAAAGCATTATTTGTAGAATCCCAAGCCAAATCAACATCATGCGCAATAGCTTCAGAACCTGAGAAAATTGCAATACAATCATCTGCACCTGCACCTAACATTATATTACCAGAAACATCAGGAAAAGTATAAGTTCTGGCAGCCGTATGATTAAAATCAAGTGTAGCAATTTCCCCAAGCGTAGAACCTGTTACATTTAATTTTACAATTCCTTTTGTATTTTCATAAAAATAACAAGTTGTTGTATCAAGTGCTTTATTGCTCAAATTTTGACTTGTTGTTTCCATTACTAAATAACCACTTGCATCAGGAAAAGTATATGACCTTGTTAATGTGTTTTCAAAAAATAATGTTGCAGCTTTAAGAGTTGTCATTCCTGATAAATCAAGCCGTAAATATTTAGTATTATCAGTGCTGTCATTGAATTCGCAAGTTGTATCAAATGTTTTTTCAGTGACTTGAGCAGCAGCAAGATTTAACATTACAGTATCAACTCCTGCTCCTACATTAGGAAAATTAAAAGTGCCATTATCAGTATTATTAAACTGCATAATAACATATTTTCCTGTTGTCATCTGGTCTAAGCTAATATTTAATTGTTTTGTATTATCAGATTGATCCGCAAATACAGAACTTGTATCAATTGTTTTATTAGTTATAACCGCAGCAGTATTATTCATTACAACCGTGTCGCTTCCGGTCACATTAGGAAAATAAATAATATTATTATCAGTATTTTGAAAAGTAAAACGAACATATTTTGCCGTAGTTGTACCGGACAAATCAATTTGAAATAACTTAGTAACATCAGCATCATTGTAAACTGAAAAAGCTGCATCAGAAAAATCTGCACCACCTCCACCACTGCCATCACTTGCGTTTTGATGAAAAATCATTTGTGATTCTGTGATCCCTGTTGCTACATGTCTTTCAATAGTAGGAGGAGTTGAAGTCATAGCACCTGCTGTTACTGCAGATAAATATAATTTTACTCCTGCTGCAAATACAGCCCCAAAACCCCCTAATAATGCACCATGAGAACCTGTATAATAAAAATTGTTAGCATCAACTACACTTAATACTATTCCGTCAACTACTGCATGAGCGGTTGTATCTGCTAAAGATTTTGTCCATAACTCAGTTCCGGAATCCATGCGAATTAAATCCTTTGCAGCAAATCCATGAGTAGTTTGTGTTACAAGCTGCATAAATCCTAAATTATTCGCCAAAGAATAATAGGTTGTACGTTTATTTTTATTCGCTGCACTACCCTGCGAAATGTCAATAAAGGGAAAATAATCACCAACCGCTAAGGTTGTAATTTCTCCCATTTGTGATATTTTTTTATTTGCCATATTACAAACTTGTTTCTAATGTTATATAACCTGTGTTGTCTTCTAATACTAATAAATCACCCGCTTCACTCAATATTATATCAGCATCAGGATATAAAGGGTTCGGGTTTGCACCATCAATATAATTTATTAGTTCAATTAATTCAACTTCATGTGTTGCTTTCTTAATATTATGTGATTCGAAATTAGCCATGAATAAAGAATAAGGAATATTCGCATCCTTAATCATTCTTGAAAAATTAAATATCTTTGAAAAAATTGTTCCGGTTAATTTCAAAGTTCTAAAACGATGTTCATTTTGTATGGTGTCACATAAATTCCTTAAAATAGGCTCTTGACCGTCACCCCATTCAGCCGTAGCTGAACCATCAATTAATAATAATTGATTTTTATAAGCAATATTATTGTTAATAAAATCTGTTGCATCACCGTGATAACAATCTAAATTTTCAGGCTTAAAAGAAACATTATTAAAACTATTTCCTTCAAATGTTTGTTCAGCAAATATATCATTTACAAGTAATTCTAATTTTACATAATCATACAAAACATAATGATAATGTATAGAACCTGATAATCTAACTACTTCAAATAATTTTACATAATAATATTCATTTTCTGAGGTTGTTGGTAAATAAAAATCATTCTGCAATTCTATCCATTGATTGACTTCTGAGTCTGCATTTATGGCTCTGTAAAGCAATTCATCAGGATCAGTTGTAGTGTACCAAACAAATTGAAATGTTACAGGGTCAATTGACAAGTACCATTCTGCTGTAGCAGTTTTTCTAACAAGCGTATAATATAACCTTGCACTTGGAGTACCGGAACCAATAGTTTTAATATAATATCTTAATGATAATCTTAAGGCAATATCTGAGTTGTAAGATAATTTTTGTTTTGAACTTACTAAATAATTTGCATCAGTCAATACTGTAGGGGTATAATCAACGTCATCAGTTTCCAAACTTACACCAATTTTACCCGGAGAAACCTGTCTCATACTTGTAAAATATTGGTTATTAGGATTTGCTAAACTTGGAAATACCTCCGCCCATCCCGGAGGTACCCATGGAGAAGCGTCTCCTATAATTTTAAAGTCACCGTTATAAATTAATTGATTATTTTCAATTAATTTTAAAATAACCTTTGAATTTTTCCATGAAGGTAATATTTCTAGAATCTGATTTTGATTTTGAAAAACACAAATAGTTTCATTTGATGCTGCATAATTTGTCATTTGAATAATTAAACTTTCAGCTTCTGTAATTGAAAAATTTGTACCTGCATAATTATCGGTGAAATAATTAACAGTATCTTCAGCTAAATCGGCAATACGTTCAATCCAAAATATACCTCCTTGCTGAAAAATACGGCATCCAAAAGGTTTTAATATTTCTCTTAAAATAAAGTCACAATCTTTTCCATCATATACTTCTAAGTTTACATAAGTCGTTCCAAAAGGGTTGTACATTGTTTCAAAGTCAATAACTGCACTGGTTTCAGCTAATGAATTTATAACTTTTAAATTCAACCATAGATTTAATTTATTTAAAATTTCATTAATAATTGACCATTGATCTAATATCCCTGAATAAGCTGTTTCATCTGTAAATTGATATAAAAAGTTTTTTAATGTTCCTAATCCATCTGTTGCAGAAACTTCTACAATATAAGGTGTCGTTAAATATGGTTCTCTGTAAACGTCCGGTAAAACATACCCTACCCATTGCGTTGTCTTTGCAGTAATACTTCCAGTTGTTACATCTTTTGAAATAATTACTTTAAATTTTCGTTCGTCATCTGTAAATAAATCTGAAAATTGATAATCAGTTTCAGAAACTAATTGCAATTTACATTCCGAACCTCTGATTATTTCAAACTTATTCCCATCGGAAGCCCCTGTATTTATAATGACTGGTTCTGCACCAAGAGTAATATCTAAGGGGTCTAAGGCATAACCATATTCTTGAATATCAACATACCAATATTCACCTAATAAATCGTAAAAAGTACACTGCCAACGTGTGGCATAAGTATTGACAGAATCAATTGCAAATGTTTTACGGTCAATATTTCCTAATGAATCTTTTATTGAAACACCATAATAAGCGCCACCACCACCACCGTCAAATCCTGTAAATATTGAACTTGTTTGCCATGTAACTTCGTCTAAACTATATAAAGTTGGTTGGTTGCTATTTATATCTGTAATCGAAGCAGTACCATCATTTGTACCAGTGTCAGGAGTTGTTGCAATATGTGTGATACGTATATCTGAAACATATACTGTGCAAAAAGGACTATCTGCTGTTAGATGCATTCCAAAACAAGGAAATACAGTATCGGTTTTTAAATAAAATTCTACAAGTGTTGATAAACCATGACAAAATGAAAAATTATTAAAATTAGTTGGAGGTGAAGCTCCATTGCTTATTAAAGCATAATTTGTTGAAAAATTAAAAGGTGCAGTTCCGTCAATATTTCTTAAATCAGCAAAATTAGAAATAGTTATTTCATACCATAGTCCTGTTGAAAATACAGCATAAGACATTTTTATTCCAACTATACTGTCTTCATAAATATCACCTGTATCTTCATAAGTTTTATCGTACCAAAAATATAATGCTACAGTTACATTAGCAAAGCCATCATTTATTTTAGCAATACCTGACCATAGGTTTTTTAAATTTGATGTTGGAATAAATGGCATATTACCCTATTCTTTTTTGAAAACTCATTTGTTTATCTATTAAAGCAACCAAATCACGCCCTTCAATTCTTAATCTATACTCACCACCGCCACCGCCTTGATTTAACATACCCTGTAATTTACTCAATGGAGCAACAACCTCTGGGTTACTTTTTGCTCCTGAATATTCGCCAGAAAGTATCATTGTGGGACCGTAAACAAGACCGCCCTCTGCCATTGGTTTAGGACCTTTTGCCATAGATGATTTTAAAGCTGCTGCTAATCCTACCAGTACTGCACCTCCTGCTATTAGTGCAATTGCAGCCGCCGGCGTTGGGGTTTTTAAAGCAACTAAGAAAGCTAATTGAGCTATACCAAAAGTCACCATCATTTTTCCAATTTGCGACATAAAATTAGTAAGCGTTTCTGCCATATTTTTCATTAAGTCTTCCATTCCTCCACCGCCTGCCATCATTGAACCCAGACTTTCAGCAACAGAAATTACCATATTTGCCATCATGTCTTTTATGGCATTTGTTAAATCTAATGTGATAGCTTTTATTTCTTCGTTTTTTCTTCTTAATGCTTCGATTGTTTTTTGCTCGTCTTCATTTGCAATTTTTAAAGCATTTTGTAATTCTTTTTCAGCTATATCATTTGAAAATTTCCATCTTCTCTCATCTTCCTGTAATATTTCATCAATACTTTTTTTATGATTTTCTACATATTTAGCATCAAGAGCGGCTGTGTTGTCTATGTATTTTTGATAATCTTCAATTGATTTTGAGAGTTCTTTTTCTAGTTCTGATTTGACTTTGTTTTCTTCCTTACGGTCTTCTTTTGTTTTGAGAATATTGCCAGATAATTTAATTTTTTCAATTTCCTCAGCATCCTTAATAGTCTGTTGTTTTTCATCGGCTCTTATTTTTGCAGCTATTTTTAATTGAGCCTCTGCATTGGCAATTGTTTGTTTATTAAAAGCCTTAGCAAATTCATCATTGTTTTTTAAGGCTTCTAAGTATTTTGTTTTTGCATCAATTAAATCTTGCTGTAATGCCTGTATTTTTTTTGCTCTTAATTCTGAATTCATCTTTGTAAATGAAGATGAAAACTTTTTTTGAGCATCCGTATAAACTTCACCAAGTTGTTTTAATTCTCTTTTTGATGTTGCTGAATCCCCTATTCCTAAAGCTGCTAATGAATCGGATAAACTTTCATATAATGCCCGAAAAACAAGCATAATATCATCGGCTGCACTTGCGGCATATTCAACTAAATCAACAAATCCAGTTATTAATCCACCAACAGCTCCCTCACCTCCCTTAATTGACAACCAAGCGGCATCCCATTTTGTACCCATAACCTCCAACTTATGCGAAAGGGTATCTGTATTTGTTGCCGCCTGCGAAAGTGATATTCCTGTTTTGTCAACGTCCTTTCTAAACTGCTCATAAGCGGGCAAACTATTTAATAAAGCAGCAGCAGCATTAATATTTTCAACTCCAAATATTTTAGTTAAAGCAGCAGATTTTTCAGCAGCCGAAGCGTTTGAAGTCATTATCTTATTCAATTCTCCAAGTCTGACACCAACAGGCAAAGAAACATCTGATATTTTTTCTAAATCAACTTTAAAATCCTTTAATATTGCACGTGCTTCTTTTGGCAGGGCATCGGGTGCAGATAATTTCAATAAAATATTTCTCAAAGCAGTGCCAGCTTCTGCGCCTTTTATTCCATTTGCTGCAAGTGTTTCAATCAAAGCAGCAGATTCTTTTATATTAACATTTGCAAGTTTAGCAACAGACCCGAAATTTTGTAAAGCGTCTGTTAATTCAGGTATTTCAGCAGACCCCGCAAGTGAGGCAGCAGCCAAAACATCAACAACTTTTGCAGCATCTTTTGTAGGTATATGAAGTTGTCCCATTGATAGAGCCAACCTTTTAACAGCATCTGGCAAATCAAGTCCGCTTGATTGCGCTAATACAATAGCACTATCAGTCATTTCTTTTAATGCCTGTGAATTTTGTAATAATTCAGGACGTGCCGAACCCATCAACTTATATGCTTCGACAACATCACGTGCCGAAATTCCTGTTGCAATAGAAACGTCAATTGCAGATTCAGCAAAATATTCTAAATCTTTTGAAGAAACGCCCGTGATTGCCTGTAAGTTTTTTAGTGATTTATCAAATTCAATTGTAGTTTTAATAATATCCGTAAACGCTTTTTGAACAATAGCAAAAGCAGCCGTAATGCCAACGAAAGAAGCAGCAAAATTCTTTAATTCAGAACCCAGATCACTCGTTGCTTTGCCCGCTTTTTTTAAGTCAGCATTAAATTTATCAGCGTTTACTGATAATAATACCTCCATGTTACTATTTGCCATTATTCTGAAACTTTAACCAATTTTGAAACTCTGTCAAACTCTCTGCTTTTTTAAAAAACTCATCAATTTCTTTTTGTTCTTGGTCTGTTTTTGGTTTTAATTTTGGACATAATTTGTCCAATTCCAACGGTACTAAATCACTTGGTTTTATTGCTTCTTTTACATGGCAATTAATTATAGAAGCCATGAGTGTCCGTGTGTGTAACCATTGTTTTTCGCATTTATCAAAGTACCCTTTATTAATGTAGAACAACTCCTGCATGGTACATTCTATAAATTCACTCGGTAATATTCCAACTTCACCGAGATAAAAACAGCTTAGCTGCTCTGAGGTTGTTCTGTCTGCTCCCCCAATGTTTCGGAGGGTTTTATCATTTTTGAAAATACCATAATACCTTCCTGAAAAGTTGGCAATACGATTGTTTTTATTTCTTCAAAACGCCCTTCTTCAATTAATTCTTCAATCCAATCTGAAAGCATTTCAATATCGTAATTGTATGGCAAATTATTTTTATTTGCACGTCCAAGCAATCCGCAATGAGTTAATTTAATTAATAAATCAAATATAACTCCGGGATTTTCAGAACTCAATAATGTGCCAATTTCAAACAAACTTTTTTCAAATACTTTCTCAAATATTGAAAGGGAAACAACCCCGAACTTTAAAGTCCGGGACTGTCCACCAATATTTATTGTTGCTTCGCCTCTCATACGATTAAGAATTTGAGTTAGCTACTGCACCCTTTGTTAAAGTGCCATTAACTTCCATTGTTCCTTCTACAGAACAAACACCTTCTACCGGAGCAGAAATTGTTACGCCTGAGCAATCGCAATTCCCGTAGAAATATACGTTTGTATTTGTCTGTGGAAAAAATTGAAAAGCTGCATCGGCTCTGTCAAATATCATGTCGGTTAAAACATCAATATTTGCATTGCTTGAAAAATCCGCAACCCCTGAAAACTTCAAAGAAGCAGAACGAAGCCCGTTGATATTTGTTTTCCATCCGGAATCGTCTTTTGTAGTTGCTTCCGGCAGGTCTTGCTTAATATCCAAAGAAACATCTTTGCATTGCATAAGCGTTGTGCCGTCCAATCTAAAAAGTACCGCTGTACCATTATATTTTGCCATTTTATTTTAAAATTAAGTAAGTTGATCTACTGTGTAAATTACCACTATTGATTCCTGAACAATATAATGAGTATCAGTCTGGCTCTCGATAACCTGAATACTGCTTACGTTGCATGTGATTATTTCAAAATCGGCATTTAACGTGAAATAAGTTCCGGAAGTATTAAATAAAATCTGCGTGATCTGGTCTGTAATATCATCGGCATCGGCTTGACCCCCATAATTGCCGTCAAACCCTGTGACCACATTGATTGTTACTGTTGATTTATGAATGTATGAATCTTTGCACCTTTCAGAATCATTTTCATCTGACACCTGAATAACTACAAAGGGAAATTCAATGGCTTTAGGTACTCTATCGTAAACAGGTACGTTTACAGAATTTAGAGTAAGATTGCCGTCAATTTCAGTAAGTATTGCGGTGCGTAAAACTTTATTTAGATATTTAAAATTCATCACATATTCCTTGTTGAAACATTTACATTAAAATCCATTCCTCTTAAAGTTCTGGCAACATTTTGAATAAACCATGGTAGGTTTTTACGATATGCTGGCATAAGGAATGGACGTGCCTTCATACCTTTTTTCTTAAAACTACGTGCTATTAAAAATGCAACAGTTCTATCCTGTGAGGCGTTTGAAATACTTGAAATTTTACCGCTTGCAGTTCTTGCTTTTACTCTGTTGCCTGTCTTTATAGAGTAACTGCCTGCTAAACCTTTTCGCCTTACCCATCTTTGCAAAGCGGAATTAGTTTCTTTCCATGGTGGCATTTTCATAGGCCATTTTGCCCCAAATTCCATAGCAGAAACATAAAGCATTTTAGAACCAAAACGCAAAGGATCTATTTTTGAAAACAATCTATTTGCAGTTGCAGGGGTTGGAACTAAGGAAGATCGCAATCCACCCATATCCATAGGTGATTTTTGTTTCGCATCTGCTTCAATCGCCAAAGCACTATCATTAATTACAGCAGCCAGTTTACTCATTATCACTAATGGAATTCTTTGATTAATTTTAATATTTACTTTTGCTTCAATCATTTATAACTGCTTATAATGACATAATATTTTTACTACTTTTTTATCGTCCGCTTGGTTGTTCACACTTGATGCAACCATTTCCTTGCCGTCAAATTTATATTTCATTTCTTTTGTATAAATAAAACTAGGATTGTAACGAACTATCAACTCATAACCGATAGCCTCGAATGATTGATTATAACTAAGCTGCCTGTGTGAACTCAATTGTTTTAAACTGCACCAAATAGTTTTAGCAAGTGTCCATGTACCTGTCTGCCCTCCGCTAGTATTAGCGGCTGTTGCAAGTGTATAAACTTCTACTTTTCTATTTAATGCGCTAAAATCCATAGATACTTTTGTACGATTGTAAAATTGCCTTTGAATTATTACTCAATTCAATCATTGCATTAACCTGACCACGTTCAATATTGCTACGATTTTCATATTGCGTAGCAACCTCTTTCATTAATGCAGTCTTTAAAGTTGCAGGGATTGTTTGTCCTGTATCACCACTCCCTACTGTATCGTAACCGACTTGTAAATCTAATTTGATAGGCAAACTTGGTTTATTAATCCAAATAATTAAATCATTTTTAATGAAATAATCTGCTACATCGAGAGCTGTTTCTGTGCCGTCTGTATCAACTTCAAAAATATCATTTATAGCAAGCAGTGGAGCATAAGGAATAGAAACTCTGTCTTTGTAAACATCCATCCAAACAAATATATTTTTTTCTCCAAATGCAAGGTTTGTTTCTTGCTCAAACATTGTTCTTGCATGAGTAATTAACATTTCGATAAGGTCGTCATCGTCTGTGAAATCTACTTTTAAATAGTTTTTCATTTCAGGCAATAACACAGGTTCACAGACTATATCTGTGTTTATTTTTATCTGAAAATTAATAGGTTTGTATGACATTGTTTTACTTTTTTTCTTTTACTTTTTTTGTCATTTTTTCCTTTGCTTTTTTTGTAGCTTTTTCAGCAGCAGGATTGTTTTTTTTCTCAATCATAACAGGTTCAGGATTGATAGGTTCGGGATTGATAACTTCAATAATTTCACCAACCGTTACACCATCCTGTCCCTGTGGTTTAACAGGTTCATCAGCAAGAATTAATTTTACAAGATTTCTTTTATAGAAATTTTCTGCTCTCTCTTTTCTTTCAATCCATTGTTCACCACGTCTGTAGTGTCGGGTATCATAAAAACTTTTTACAGCTTCCACAGTAACATTTTCCGGTAAATTCATAGTTATAATTTTTGGTTTATTTACATTATTTTTTTCAATAGCTAGTTGCATTAATAACTCACAATTACTCATTTGAGAATCAATTGAACCGCTTACTATCTCAGCCCTTTCAGAACATTTCTCAGAAATATTTTTATAATAATTTTCATTAGTCATTAACAATTTTATCTTATCAACCCAGCCGGCAATATTATTTCTATCTTCAAATATTCCTGCATCGCCGCAGGCTTCTCGAAGTCCGGGCGTATCGTGACAAATTACAGGAATACCGGAACACATGGCTTCTATTGCTACACGTCCAAAAGATTCGTATTTTGACGGCATTAAAATAATAGCAGATTTTGCATAAACATCATTAACAACATTAGGAGTGTTGTTAATATAAGTCATATTTTTTAAACTGAAATCACGTTCCTGATCTCCATAACCACCTTCAACACCTAAGAACTTATATTCAGGCAATAATTTTGCAATCTGATTAAAGATTTTGCCACCCTTATCGTCCCAAAGATTTATTAATGTTATAAACTCTCGACTGGTCTCTGTCTTATAATCTGTAATAGATACAGGGGGATTAACCACAACAGATTCGTTAATATATTTATGCAATTTTGAAAGCCAAAAAGTGTTATAAATAACTTTAATATTTTGGTCTCTTATAATCTCATTATACGGTGTCGAATTGTGAACGATATGAAAATGTACTTTTTTTGCATGATGGCAATTTGACACAACCCTAGCAGTCTGTTGCAGATGTGAAATTGCAAGGTCACACCATGCATATTGCTCTTTCTCATTTTCATTTGACATTTTGAAAACTTTTATTCCCTGATATTCGTAATTTTCTTTTGTCGGAATAATCACTCTGCACTCATGCCCTTTAGTTTGCAACCACAACAACATAGCATGTAACATCCATTCTGCACCTGCATTATGTACCGGAGGATAAGCGTGTATCTGGGCTAGTATTTTCATTTATCTTAAATGTTTATCTGCGTTATAACTAATACAATTGTAATCCACATCTTTATTTTCCAAGTCACTCCACCCCTCCGCTTGCGTTGCTATTATTGGTTTTAAGATATAACACTTTAAGGCTTCCTGACCTTTTGCCCTAAGCCATTCATCAAATACATCAGTTGAATCAACTATTATTTCAGGGAATAAATAATTCTGCATTATATACTCAATTGCAGACCGCTTGTATATGATTGCATGTGTTGTCCAAGCATTAACAAGCCTGTAAATACTAGCATTTACCTTACTTAATTGCTGCCGTGTGTTTGCCCCTAAATAAAATAACTGCCAGTCTTCAGGTACGCTATTAATGCAATCATTATAAACTTCAACTGCATTTTTTGACAACACTACATCGTCTTCAAATACTGCAATAGCCTCGTATTCGTTTAATAAAGCATCGGTAAAAATCTTTTGAAATGATAAATTAAACCCGATACGTCCGGCATGTTCATAATCTGGAAATAACTCTTTACCATTTACAGCTTTGAACACTCTTGCAAACGGAAGTCCAGTTCCTTTGCAAAAATCATAAAGAGCCGGAATAACCTTTGTTAATCGGTCTTTACGATGTTCTAAATTAAGTACGTATGTGTGATCTATTTTCATTGAATCATACGGGGGAATCGAACCCCCGTTTATTCCAAATATGATTATGCAGAGCCTTTGGCAAGTGCATTTGTGAATGTATCGAAAATAAAAGCATTAGGACGTAACACCGCTAATGCGATTCTTTCTTCAAATCTGATTGTAAGCAAATTCTTTTTGAAGTCATCTTCCATTCTGTCAATTACAACAGAGGGACTTTGACGGTCAAAAATCATTGCACCTTTCATGTCACCGATTAGGAAGTCATCAGCAGTAATGAGAGTTGTTTCCATAACCGGACAACCTGCAATTGTGATAGGCATCAAACCAGTTCTTACATCAGTGTCATACACATAACGACCCTGAGTGTCTTTTGTAGTTCTGATTTTTAGCACATCACGAGGGTTTAAACAAACACAAGTAGGACGGTATTTTGAAACTCTCAACTGAGTAATAGCATTCATTATAACGTCAATTCTTTGAACGTTTGAATCTGCCAAATAATCAGTATAATTAGCTGCATTGATTGAAATCCCCTCAATGTTTGGAGTTACACCGCTGCCATAGATAAGCTGTATATCTTCTTCATCTAACAGGTCGTTCACATATTTGTATTGCAAGTAACCCATCAGTTGTGGAAAGTCATCAAACATCTGTTCTGAAACTTTTGTAAATGCAGCAATTGTGCTAACAGGTGCAGAAGCCTGTGTCCAAGTCGTTGAACTTTGACCTTTTGCTTCACCTTCAGTCTGTACCGCTGTGCCGTTCACCTTTACATTTTCCTTCACATAATAAGCAGTGTTAGAAGTGATGGGAACAACTGGAATCATTGAACGCATCCGGTTAAATTCCGAAGGATCATAAAACAGTCCGGATACTCTGTATGGCGCAATAACATCACCTGTCATTGCGTTACTTTCAAGCATCGTAATTGCTGACTTATGGTCAATCAACGACATATCTTTAAAGTCTATTGAGTAACCATTTTTAGCTTTTACAGCCTGTTTTATTTCAGCTTCATTTTTCAAAAAAGTTTCTTTGAAAGCACTGAAAAAAGTTTTCTTTTCAGTTTGTTTTTCAATCAGTTTTTTATGACTGATTGCCAGTTCATCAAAGTTTTTTTGTAACAAATCTGAGGCAACTTTAGCAGCTTCCTGATTTTCATTAAACTTCTTTAAAAGATTATCCATTGCTGATTTTGTTTCAGTAGAAATTCGACCGGAGTTGTCTATTTCTTCACCGCACTTTTTCAGATAATGTTCAATAACTTCAGCAGTTTTTTTAGCTTCTAAGTCAACTGGTAAAACCAATGTTGGTAAAGTTGCCAAATATCCCGCACCTGATGCAAATCCTAATGATGCAAAAGGATTAATACCCATTGCCATACATACACCCGCACCAATCAATAGGCATATTGTAAATATCATTCCAATAAATAATTTATTTTTCATTTGTTTTAAATTTTTTAAATAAATACTAATTTAACTGTGATGAAATGTCTACAATCGTAAACGGTTTGCATCGAAATATGAGAGCCAAGTTTTTTGTTCTGTTATAATAATTTTATCCTTTTCAGTCTTTTCAATATCTGGCGTTAAATCCGTTTTCAACTGTTCTAATGATGTTTTCAATTGTTCTACCTGTAACGTCAACTGATAATATCCTTCATCTGTATATTTCGGATTTTTTAAAGCGGTTTCTAAATTATTCATACGTTTTAATACATATTCAAACTTTTCAATATTATTTGAACCCTTTACACTTACAGCCTTTGCAAGTTCATTCATGCCCCATGTGACTGTTGAACCTTCCCAAAGTTTTACTTCATGAAGTTCACGCAACATTGGTTTATTAACTTCATCTGGGAACATTGACTTGATAGATTCATAACCCATTGAATGTTCATCAATAACACCGTCAATATACCATTGTAACACGTCTTTGCCTAACTGTGTTTTTGTGAATTTAGTTTCAAAATAAAGCCCTACATTGTCCTCTTTTAATAAATAAGGCTTACCCATTATTTTATCAGGATCGTGATTGAATAAATGAATAATTCTATTTTTACCGGAGTGTCCATTTTCTGAAATAGTTTTTTTAAATGCACCCGGCATTACGATATCCTGACCGTCATCAACATTTCCAAATATAGAAAAGTAACCTGTTACCACTCCTTTTGCTTCGTCTGCATCAATTACAGAAACAGCTATATTTTTATATTCTAGTTTCATAATTATACTTTTTCATAATAAATTGAACACCTACATTGTATTGTTTCTTTTGCACCTCCGGCAGGGTCGCCCGGATATAACATACCGTTTGAAAACCGTTCTTTTATCGGAACTGGTTGGTGGTTCATACTTGCATGACCGTCTGTTTTACGAACTCTATTATCGCCGGCAGTTAGCCATACTTTTTTTAAGTCAAGTCCTGTTGTTTCTGCACCAAGTAAAGAGCCTCTGTTGCTTGCCGAAATAACCTCTGTACGAACTATTCTTTCAGCTCTCCAAAGATTTATTTTTTCAATTGTTTTAGTTATTTCTTTTGACATTTGATAAATACTTTTACCCTCTGAAATACCCTGCTCAATTACTCTTTTTGTTGTTGTTTTTATTTCTTCTTCTGTTGTCCCTGTTACGTCTGTGATACGGTCGCCAGCTTCTTCACGTGCAAATTTTTCCATGTAAACTTCATAGAAACTGCCGTCAATTCCTTTAGTTAATTTGCCATTAATTAATACAGCAAAATAGCTTCCACAATCTTTATAAAGTTTTTCATAAGCCTGTTGCATTGGCATCCTTGGGGCTTTATAATTGTTTGCTAATCGTAACATTTTATCGGTACTTTCAGCGTTGGCAATAGAATCAATGAAAGGTTTATTCTGGACATTCAATGCTGCCCTGAATAACTTACGACCTTTTGTAAAAAATGGTCTTCGTTTATTTTCCGCTTGCTGCCAGTTCATTATTTACTTTTTGTGTATCAAACTCAATGTCTTCAAGTCTTTTTAATCCTGTTGGTACAAGTATCTCATTCATATATTCAGAATCAAATTCAGAGGCATCCATTGCGGCACGTTTCTCATTGCCAGTCATCCACCATATATCTTTTAAAGCTGTTGCCTGTTGGATTAATGCTGCTTTTAATTCATTGAATTGATATTGATCGTAAAATAATTCATACTCTTTGTTGTCACGTTTGCGATACGGTTGTATATACCAATTATTAAACTTTTCAAACCAAATATCATACTCAGGAATTATTGCATCTTCAACCATTGCAGCCTTAGCCTCTCTCATGTTGTTGAAGGTACTTGCTGAGTTGTCACCAAATAAAATAGAAGGAACATGATAAATATTACAGAGGTCAATCAATGACATTTTATTTGCATCTGTAATCGCTAGGTCTTCAGGTGAAAGTCCTATCTTTTGAAAATTAACTTCTGCATTCGTTACAAAAATTTCATTACGATTTTCTTTAATCAGATCGGTAAGCATCCCTGCTTGTTGTGGTGACATCGTGCCACCTTTGCCTGATACAAGCCCTGTTTGTCCTAAATTTTGATATATTTTAACAAGCGCATCATAACCGCTATTTGCCTGTGTAATTGTTTTACTAGCTGCTTTAATCGGACTTAAACCGTATGCACTTCCATTAATTACATCAAATGAAGGATCGTAATATTTGATGTGCATTATATTTTCAACCTCAATTTTTACCGATGGACTAAAAGTAAATTGATAACCTTGCGGACCCTTTGTAAAAACATAACCTAATATCTGAATATACTGTGAAGGCAACGTATAAAGTTCTATAAAAATATCTTTATTGCTTCCGATATCAGGTTTTAATCCCCATGTGTAATCGTTTCCGGTAATAAGTTTATATAAAAAATACTGTATTATTAATTCACTCCACGTTGTTTCTTTATTTGGCTGTTTTATCCGGTCTAAAATCTCATGCTTTTCAATATTTTCATTAACTCCGTGTTTGCCTTTTATCCTTAATTTCGGAGTTATCCCAGAGGCTTTTTGAGCGAGCCTTGACACAATGGAATAAACCAAAACATTCATCTTATAAGCGTTATCAATGTAGGATTGAAGGTTGTCAGGCATCCATACAGCAGACCGATTATTGACCCATGTATTTTGAATAAACGGGTTATTTGTATTGGTTAATTGTGGTGTTACTAATGCCTTGCGGTTTAAAATTGGAGGAATGAAATCGGAAAATTTCATAAACGTTGCTAATTATTTGTAAACGTTTGAATGTCGAATAAAAATCCAAATGTAAACGTTTGTAATCGGATAAACAAATATTTTATCAATTATTTTTATTTAGCTACTCCTGCAAAGAAATCATTTGCCTGTTTTAAATAATTCACTCCGTGAACGAGCGCATCAATACGTCCAGGTGAATAACCTTCATCAGGTGTCCATGTTGTCATTTCATATTCCAATTTTGAAAGTCCAGGCAAATGAATAACGAGGGATTGTTCATAAAGTGCGACAACCGGTTCGGCTCTTAATATTTTACCCTGTTTGCTCCAAACTTTCTCCACTAATATATCTTTTTGAATTTGATGTATGATTGTTTCGACCATGTCGCCGCCCTGATTTATTTCAGCGACTATGCAATTTGCATTAAATTCATTATAAAGAAATATAGCTTTTTGACACCATGCAAGAGGTTTATAAATGCCTGTTTCATCTCGAATAATATAAACTTTGTCATCATAAGCAAGCCCAGCAACAATAATACCGCATTCATCTGAGGTGTCAGTTGCTGTTACGGACGGATCGAGTGCAATAATTACTTTTTTAAATTCAGGTCGCTGGGTACAATGTTGTATTATTTTTTCATTCCATAAAGCCCCTTCAACTTCATCAATTGGCATACCAAGCATACGATGTTCATACTTTGCGAGGTTATTTATTTTAAGCTGTTCTGCACTCTGTATAAATGATTCTGAAAGGTTTTCTAAGTTATCTAAGTAGGTTGTGTGAATATAAGTTGTATCCTCAAAAACTCCGTTAAAACCAACTTTTAACCCTCTGTCTTTGAAAAATCTTTTAATTGTCCAGTCCTTGTTATAACGTGGATTCATAACGAGTATAACTCTGTTTTGCATCCCTTTTTTTCGGACTGATTCGTTTATTTTGTCGAACCGGTCTTCACTAGTTTCTTCCTCAGCTTCATCAAGTACATAAGTTGTTAAATTTTGAATAGATTTAAGGTTCGCGGTCTGGTCACCGGCACTTGTTTTTAATCCTCTGAATAAAATATTTGAACCTGTTTTTTTATTTATAACATCGGTTTTTGTTATGTCAAAATATTTGCGATCTGAATGCAAATCTATTTTTTCTACAAACTCAGGAATGATTGAAATATGTGCAGAATTTAAAGTAAGTCTGGAAAATAAAATAGTGTGTCCGGCTTCCCATATAAGGTTTTCTAAAAACAAAGAAACATGAAATGATTTAGCAGAGGCACGCCCTCCGGTTATTATAAAAATCCTTGTTGCATTAATCCAAAGAGGTTTATAATTTTCATTAAGTTTTATCGGGACTGACAAAAATTTGAGGATTAAAATTTATTTTTTCACCGGCTGAGGTAATGTCAATAGCTTGTTTTGGGTCACCATAAGCGTATTTTAAAATTAATTCTGCTGCTTTTTCAGAACCCTTTAAGGCTTTTAGATATAATGAATTTAATAGTTTTTCGAGGTTGGTTTTATCGGCTGTTGTGGTACTTAATAATAAAGCCATTGCTTCTTTTAATTCAGGCAAAACAGCATTTTTTCCAGTTATATTTCGGCGTGGATCATTACCTTTTTTAAAGGGTTTTAAAGTCTTTGGATTTCCATTCTTATTCATACACAGGTAAATCACAGCTTTTTTGCATAATTCGCAAATGTTTTTTGCAAAGATAGGGATAGTTTTTGAGAAATGCAAAATTATATACTGTAAACTTGTAAACTTGTATAAAAAAGGTTTACAAAAGGTTTACAAAACGTAACTGTTTAATAATCAATATGCAGTGTGTAATTGTAAACTTGTAAACTTATTTTTAATAAAATAATATAAGAGTAATTCATTATAGTATACAGTATAGTGTTTTATAAATACAATTAATTTTAAAGTACCCAAAAAGGTTTACAAATCATTTTTACTTACTCTAACTAAGTAAACATAAGATTTTTGCTAGTTTACACAAGTTTACAAATCATCAAAAAAGGTGTAAATTATGTTTTATAACATAAAAAAGAAATAGAAATATGTTTTAAAGCATAGTTTTTGACAAATCATATAGTGTACTTTGTAGAAAAATATAAACCATGAAAGATAAAAAAATGATAAAAATTAACAGTAAAGACTATGAGTTAGTCAAATTATTTTCTTCGACAATAATAGAAGTTATGGGAGAAAAGTATCAAAAATGGTATTTTAACGGGACTGGTAAAGATAATAAACAATATTTGGATTATATAAAGATTAATTAGCATGAGTTATTTTAAAGATAGAATAACAATAGGGTTGAATCTTATTGATTCTAAAATAAAACTTACTAGGTGTTTTGATAATGAGTTTAGAACATTTTTCGTCTGTGATTATATTTCCGAAGGTAAAAATGGAGAAATAGAGATATTTCCTTATAATTTAAAACGTGAATTATATTCAGTTGAAAAAACAACTACATCAACTGGAACTAAATTTGAACCATATAAATATATTCGATACACTCCAGAGCAAGAAAAAGAAAAAGGACATAAAAGTAATTTCCCAAAAGGAGTAACACCGCCTCCATTTATACCTATTAATGTATTAGAATCATTTGAAAAGGAAATTGAAATACCTATATTAATATTAACTGAAGGTTATATTAAAGCTATTTCAGGAAGTTTAAAAGGACTTAATGTAATTGGATTGCCAAGTATAACAATTTATAAAGATAAAGAATCTGGGTTAATATTCGATGATATAATAAGCATTATAGAAACCTGCAAGGTAAGAAATGTTATATTATTATATGACAATGATTCACTTGATATTGGTAAAATAGAAAACGAATTAACCCGAAGGCCAAAACAGTTTTTATCCTCAGCATTAAATATAAGAGATCAAATAAGACAACAAAATGATGTTATCGTAACTTGGTGCAGAGGGTTAAAATTAGATGCAAACGGTCTTGATGATATGATTGTAAAATATCCTGATTGTTGGAAGGAATTATTAAAAATTAATCCGTTAAAAGGAATATATTTTGAAAAACTAACAATTACCAGAGATGATAATAAATTAATAAAACACTTGTGCTTAAATGATGTAAAAGATTTTTACAACTTACATAAAGAAAAAATAAAGGATGAAGAATTTACATTTTACGGAAATCAATATAAATTTTACAATGGCAAAGTAAATAGAATTTTTAAAGACGTTGGAATTTTTAGAGTAGGTGATGATTTTTTTCATATAATACACAGACCAGACCATCATAAAAACTTAAAGCCTTCGATTGAATTAATGAAACGTCAAACCATTTTAGATGATTTTGGTAAGGAATTTATAAGAACAATGCCGAAATATATTAGTTTTTGTAATATTCCTGATAATAACAATTATGTGCAAATTCAAAATAATTGTTTTAATATTTATCATCAGATACATCATGAGCAAAAACAAGGGGAATATAATTCAATTACAAAATTATTAAAACATATTTTTGGGGATCAGTATAAAATTGGACTTGATTATTTAAAAGTTATGTGGCAACAACCAACACATATTTTACCAATTTTATGTTTGGTAAGCAAAGAACGCGGAACTGGGAAAACAACATTTATTGACTGGTTAAATAAACTTTGGGGCGAAAATTCTGTTATAGTAGGAAATGACGAATTAAAAAATACATTTAACTCTATTTACGCAAACAAAACACTTATAATGTGCGATGAAAGTAAGATCGACAAAGAACACGTTTTAGAAAAATTAAAGGCTTTAAGCACGCAGAAAACAATAAATTTACACTATAAGTTTGGACAAATGCATACCGTTTCTTTTTTTGGTAAAATAATATTAAACAGTAACCACGAAGAAAACTTTATAAATACATCTGATGAAGAAATGAGGTTCTGGATTCGTAAAGTTCCAGTTGTTTGTGAATGGGATGCTGAATTTGAAAGTAAAATAGAAAATGAAATACCATATTTTATATATTATTTGAATAATACCAAAATTGAATATGAAAAGAAATCACGTCAATGGTTTTTAGCTGAGGACATAAATACAGATGCTTTAAAGAAAATTGTAGAAAATAGTAAAACGTGGCTTTATAAAACACTAGTTGATTTTTTTCAGGATTATTTTAATAATGTAGATGAATTATGTACTGAAATAGAATTTACGCCAAAGGATATAAAAGAAAAGTGGTTTAGTAATAATACACAAGTGACATTACCATTTATAAGCAATGTATTAAAGAACGAATTTAAAATTAAACAATCTGAAAAGACTGTAAGATATTGGAAAATAAAAGGCATTGTTGGAGAATTAACAAAAGCAATAGGCCATACTTTTAAAATTGAAAGAACATTTTTTGAAAAATTTGAAGAGCAAATAATTGAGGAACAGATTGAAATACAAACTGAATTACCGTATTAATATAAATTTATATGAAATCGATAGATACTTTTTATAATGGAAATTATTACAGATCACGTCTTGAAGCAAGATGGGCTGTATTTTTTGAAAATTTGGGAATAAAATATCAATATGAGCCAGAAGGATTTAAAAATGAAAAAGGCGAGTGTTATTTACCCGACTTTTATTTACCTGATACATATTTAAGAAGTAAATTAAAAGGTGTTTATATAGAGATAAAGCCTGATAGTTATGAATTATCAGAAGTAAAATGTAGTGAATGGTTTGAGAAACCTCTTGTATTGTTTAAAGGAAATCCAGATAAAAATATTTGGGGCGGTGACAACCGGGGAGACGGTGGATATGAATGCTGGAAATATCAGTGGGATAATAATATGCTATTTTGGGTTTGTCAAGAATGCGGAACAACTAAAATTGAATTTGCAGGAGGAAGTTATGATTATTGTCCTAAATGCAAAGGGAATTGTAATGAAATAGAATTAGGCACAGACTCTTTTTTAGCAAACATGAAAAGATTTGAACATAATTTTAAAACCCAGTAGACCATGCTAACCACAACCCAAGTAATCACTCAGTATAATATAAGCAGAATAAAACTGCTTAGAATGGTT